ATAGCACCAGCATCAATGTTCGTACCAGCCGCTAACGCTTCGCAAAAAGTTTTAATATTAGAAAAGTTGCTATTAACTTCAGCAGCAACCGCAGTAGTGCCATTAACAAAACTGTAAGGAATAGTAAGTGTAGCCATTAACCTTTAACCCTTCGTGATTGAAATTTGTAACCAATACTATTGATACCCCATTTTTTACCTAACTCGCCAGAAAACTGTAATTGAACACATCTAGCAAGACCCAAATTAGAACCAGTAACAACAACAGCACTAGCAGCACCAGCACCCCACAAACCAGTACCCCACACACCAGAACCCCAAGCCATCGCAGTAACATCAGGAGTCAAAGTCAAATTAAAAGTCCTACGCTGATTACCGTCAGCCTCATCAAAATTATGGTAAACATCAACAGTAATAACAGTTGAAGCATCAGGTTCTTTCAAAACAAAATCAGGACGGCGAAACATCTTCTTTTGAATATACGAACCAGCATCAAACCACTTAGTCCGATAATAAGTAACAAAACTAGAAGCAGTCCCATCCAAATTGTCCTGCTGCTCATCAAAGTTATCCACCGAAACAACACGCCCAATGTTCGCATGACACAACAAACCAAACGCCTTACCGTTAGAGTTCTCCCAATTTATCCCACCAACAAGACCATACGAATCCGATGACTGAAACATTGTGTAAGTACCAGCATCACTAATAGACGGGTCATAAACAAAATTAACTGTTGCTTTCGTAGCAGCAACACCAGTCGTAGAATATGGCACAGCAAACCACACACGATTATTAACCCAAGAAACATCAACAGGCTTATTAGTCACATCCAAATAATTCAAATCCATAATCGGCTGCAACTGATTAAAAATGTTTTTAATACTAGAACCATTATAGTAATGAAAACCCTCAGGGTAAGAAAAAAAATACAAACCAACATCGGACTGCGCAGCATTCCGAGGTGTGCTAATACCCAAATGGTTAGACAACTCAACAATAGTAAAACTGTTGGAATCGTAACCAAACAATACAAAAATGGCTCTAGGTTTAAAAATAACTAACTGACCTGAAACAACAGCCAAACCAGTAATACCGTTACCGCCACCCTCAACATCCAAATAGTCGTCAGTCATCCAATCCTCAGGCAAAGAATCGTGCGACCAGCGCACACGATTTGGATACGAAGTACCGTCCTCAATAGTGTTAGCGGCAAACATTTTGTTAGCATGGACAGCCAACAACTTTGCGCACGGCATAAATCCACCCGTAGGAGAAATATACGGCTGCCAAGTAGGACCACTAGCAGTCAAAGCACTAGCATAAGTATTAGCAGTCTCCCACTTATAGCCGCCGTTACCGCTAGTGCCAGTAGAAATATAAAGAACTTTACCCCATTGAGCAAACCCAGCACCCCAACTAGAACCAATAGCAATATCGTTACCAGATGAATATTGCAACACAGAAAAATTTGCCCCAGTAGAACGATAAACCTTAGTGCTGTTAGACAACATTATTTGTGGTGCATCACCATCAAACCGAAACAACCTATGAGGATTCCAACTAGGGACAGCCGTACTATTTATAGCCGTATAGCCACCACGAGAAAACACCCCACCCCTAGGGTCCACATCAACATTCAACATCTTAGGCGACTCATTTTCAGCCAACTGAAACTGGTCAGCACGCAAATTTAGCCCACCAGTAAAATCCTGTTGCTCATAAATACCAACAGTCATTAGTCCCCGAGCGTCCTTCCAAGTTCCTGCATCCAACCCTTAAAGGTTGGTCTGCCACGAGTTTGTCCATGCGACAACACCAAATGCGCATGACTAGTTGGTTTAATTTCGGCGTTTCGTGCCAACGAAACACCCTCATCAAAAGCACGCTTATACTCAGCCGACATACCAGTATCCTCAAGACGCTGATAAATACGACTGCACGCATAATACACCAACGGCAAATGCAAATTCTTAGACGCATCAACATTACCTGCACTAGTAATCCAATCCGTAGGCTCACGATAACCACGACAAGTCAAAGTCCGAACATTGTTCGGCTTCGGATACAAATGAATCTGACCATCCCAAATAGCATAAAACAACGGATTAGAAGAAGTATCATAAGTACCGATATAGGTTTCTTCAGCCATATCGTAACCAATCATGTCCAAACGGGCACCAACAGCCGTATTATCCACAATAGAAATAACTTCACGCATCGGGTCAGCAGTAAAATTTGCAATCGTATAAGCCCGTTGCTCCGCAACAGTATTAAAAGTAAAAGTTTCCTCCAAAAACTTCCATCTTTTCTCTAAGTCCAATATGCGGTAATAGCCATCACGAATATACATATTCAACAAACTGTCAGGCAAATCAGCAGTATCCAAATCCGTGATATCACGGACAAACTGACGGATAGTGGCGGCGGTCTGGGCTACATAAGCCATTATGAAACCTTCTTAGTTTTCCCAACCTTACGGTTATGCCCCACACAAAACTGCGAATCCTTGACAGCGAACCCTTCACAGGTGTCCTCGTTAGCGGCACATTTGCCTTCACGACCTAAATATGGGGCGCTAGGAGGTGCCAGACGGGCACCATCAGTATGCGCTAGACGGTATCCATCAACTTTGGTTCCATAATAAGATTGGAACGGAACTGCTTGAGATTGGGCGTTTGTAGTCATCACAAATGCCGTATCTGTTCCCAAATATGGGTTTTATTCGCCACCCAACAACATACTCAACATACGCAACTGTTTAGCCGCCTCAGTTGCCGACCTAGCAGTTTTATATGTTGGACCACCAAGTTTAGCAAGTTTACCCATAGGCAAAAAATTTACTGCACCCCAACCAGCATTACCAGCAACAGTACCAGCAGTCATAGGTTTACCAGTAGCCAAATCATAACCCAAAGAACCCAAACCGCCAGTAGTCCAAGAATCCGCTTCACGAACCAACTTAGGACCAAGTTTACCTACAGCCTTGGTAGCGGCAGCGTTCGCTGCCGAACCATAACTTGCACGACCAGCACCCTTCATTTGACCAGTGGACTTACCTAAAAACTCCAACAAATCATCAAGGTCAAAACCGCCTTGAACCTTACTGGCTTTACGACCCTTAGGTTGTTTAGCCATAATGACTACTTCTTTTTGTTGTTTTTATTGCGCATCTCAGCACGCTTCTGCTGACGCTTCGCAATATTCTCAGGCGAATTCTTGCCACCCTTAGCCTTGTATGCTTCTTTGCGTTCGGCACGGCGAGCAGCCTCAGCAATCTGCTGACCCTCAGATTTTTTGGCTTCTCTTTTAGCAACATTAGGCAAATTCTTTTTTAAACCCCTATCGGCACCCTTAGCGTCACGAATCTGTTTCTTCGTAACAGGCTTACCCATTTTTTCACGAATAGCCAACAAACTAGGGTCTTTCTTAGCAAGACGCTTATTAACTTGGTCTGCTTTCAATCTGCGGTCCCATTCACGCATCAACTGCTGTGTACCTTTTTGGCGTTGTTCAGCAGACAAAGATGGACCTCGTGCAGCACGCTTAGCGGCACGCTGAGCAGCCGTAGGGCGTGGCGGTTTATTAACTAATGGTTTTGCGCCTTTTTTCATGGCGTTGTTTACAACTTTTTCTAAAAGTTCTTTTAGAAAATCGCCTTTACCTTTAGCCATTACTTTTTACCTTTCAAAGTTTTTGTTCGTTTAGTTTTAGGACGCAACATTTTTGCGGCGGCTTTATTACCCGCCTGAGCCTGCTTACGACCAATTTCAACTTCTTCTCTAAAAGCCTTATTGCCCATTTTGTTAAGATTTTTAGGAAGATTCATTTCTCTAAAAAACCTGTCGTGCGGTCCATCATTATCACCATACAAACGGGCAACTCTGTCTTGCTTATCTAAATACATTCTGTCTTTGTGAAGCGCAAGAGCATTTTCTTTTGTCTTTTTTAATCCTTTTCGCCCACTGGTACTTTCTTTCCAAGTATTCATGCCAGTAGCCTTTTTGCCTAATTTTTTTTCAACCGCTTTGTCAAGTCCAGTTTTTTCATAACTTTTAGCAAAACCTTCACTGCGGGCATAACGCTTTATGTTTTGAATTTCGGATTTTTTAAGTTGTTTTCCAACTTGTTTGGCAACGGCTTTACCAAAGTCATCCAACGGCGACTTTGGGCGACCTACGCCATCAAACGCCTTACGAGGTTTACTAGACACTATATTCCCCTTTTTGGTTTTCTTGGCAAACCAGGTGCTTTTGGCATTGGTCGTGCTTTGACTCCCTTATTAGGACCTTTTGGCATCGGCATCGGTGCAGGCTTAATTCGTTTACCATCAGGTCGTGGTGATGGCATCGGCATCGGGCGTGGTCGTCTACGGCGACCACCCTTCTCTGTTTCTGTTGGTCTAGGGTCAGTAACACCCTTACGATTAATCGGACGACCTATACGTTTCGGTCCTTTGTTTTCGTTTATCAAGCGCTCAATCATTTTGCGCAAATCATCTTGCATATCACTTGCCATAATAGTTTTTAGCCATCTGTTCAGTCTTAGCCATAGAACGGCGCTTAACCTTGCTACGAGCAACCTGCTGCTGAACCTTAGAGGACATAACCTTTTTAGTTGCCGCTTTAGCAAGCGGTTCTACAATGTCATCTATAATGCCCTTAGGACGAGCAATACCATCAAATGCTTTACGAGGCTTACCAGACATTAGTAGCCCTTCTTAACCGACTTCTTAGAACTGCCACTTTTACCCTTAGGATAATTAGATGTTTTTGTCCCAGCCTTCGGCTTAGCGTCAGCATGCGAGGACAAAATACGGTATTTAACTGGCATAATCAACTCCTAGAGATATACGGTTGGATGGGGGTTGCCCCCCATCCAAACCATTATGAATTATCAGACTCGGTAAATGCTTACCGTGTTTGCTGCGGTGAAAACACCAACAAACGATGCTGAACTTGCATGCGCAATTGTTGCACTACCTACAAGCGTGACACCAGAAGCGCCAGCCGTAAGAGTAATTGCATGCGTTGTAGCAGCAAGGTTTACAACCGAAAATTCAAAAGAACTTCCGACTCCCTCATCTGTGAACGCTGCGCCAAGTTCCGCACCTGTTGGTGTGGTCAAAGCACGACCAGTAGTTGGTGTCATCGTATAAACGACTTGACCTGCTGCTGCGAGCGTTGCTGCTGACTGTGTTGTTGCAGCATCTGATGCAGCAACAACTGTTACCTTTTCTACCTTGGTTGCCCAAGTTTCCAAACGCTTGCGTGTAAGCGCACCGTCTGTATCGTTACCTAATAGTGGCATTGTAGTTTCTCCTAGTTTTTGTAGTTGTTAATTAAGCGGTCTTTGCAGTAAGTTTGCCTTGCTTCTTACGGTTACGGCAAGTCAAGTTGCCGTAGCACATAATCAAAGCGTAGCGAGCGTCCAAATCTTCTGGACGAACAAAGTCTGTCTGCTGGAACCACTTAGCCGAGTGACCGACAAGTGTGAGATACTTGGTGTTCAAGAAGAACATGACACCTGCTGTGCACGACACATCGTACATCACAGGACTAGCCTTGAACAACAGGTTCTGGAAACCAGCATCTGCTGTCTTGGTGTCTGTGTAACGCAACTGTGGTTGCAACAGAGCCTCATACTTCTCGTACAGTGTTTGTGTTGTCAAAACCACATCTGGGTGGTCGTTACCAACTGACACTGTGTTGTAAGCGGTTGCCATCTGAGCAAGAGTCAAAGCAGTTGCAGTGTTCTCCTCGTATGATGCCCACCAGCCGTTGCCTGTGCCTGCTGGGTCAATGTTGCCAACTGAACCAGTTGCTTCAACAATGTTACCCAAACCGTTCCAGTTCTTGCCACTGTTGCCAGTGCCGTCACCGTAGAACATTGTGTTGAAACCTTCACGCATTGACTCTTCAGCCTGCATGATTTTGGCTTCCAACAAGTTGATGATTTCTTGTTCACCGTTGTTCTTGGCTTCTTCAATGCCGCTAATTGAGATTGAACCAGCGTACTGTTTCCAATCGTATTCAGCAGCCGAAATGCCAGCCTGCGGTGTCAATGAAATTGAATCATAACCCGAGTATGAACCAATTGTGTCGTTAGTTGCATACACAAGTGGTTCAACAATCTTTGTACCACCATTGAGCATGCGGATGCGACCTTTTTCGTTCAACATGTAAGTCAGCGGACGAGCCGTGAAAATGTTGTCTGTCAATTGGTCACGATAGTTTGCGAGCGTTGTAGTGAGCAACGCATCAAAATTGCTGTTACCAGCCATGTTAATTTCTCCTAAAAATAGTTGTTAATGAAATGATTACAGTTCAGCACCGAGTTGCCGTTTAGCAGCAGCCCAAGCATCACGAACATTGGTAATAGCCTCAACAGACTCAGTAGTTGTGCTAGCAGGATTAGACCCACCAGCAACAACAGCAGCCTGACGCTTAGCATCAACAACCGACTTCTCGGTTTGTTGTTTCTTTGCTTCAGCCTGTTTTTGAATGTTTTGTTGTGCCATAATTTTGTCAAACATAAGTTGCTTATATGTTCCTTCTAAATCGGTTGTGCCAAGCCGCAAAGCGGTTTGAACAACAGTCGGAACATCAAAATCGCTGTAACGCTGCTGAAGCCTTTGAATTTCTTTCTCAACCTCCAACTGGGATTGATACTCTTCAAAAGATGCAACCCGCTTGTCCAGTTCACGCATTTTCTGTTCCTGCGGGTCAAGTGACTGAAAATCATCAACCTCATCAGCAACAGCAGCCGCCTGCGCACGACTAATGTTATAATGCCTAGCAAGTAGGTCAATAGTCGCCTCAGGGTCACGCTCCAAAGCCGCTTGAATAGTGGCAGCATACTGCATTTGACTGCGTTGCTCTGCCAACTCCTGCGTCTTACGAGTGTAATCAGCCTGTCGTTGATAACCAGCAAGCGCTTCCGACAACGGAACTTGTAGTTCCTCACCATCTAATTTAACTTTAACTACATGATTAGCGTAGTTCTCTGTCTCCAAATATGGCAAATCAGAAACTTGCGTTTCCATTCCAACATCTTCGGTTGTCCCAAAATTGGGGTCCATGTTTTCCTGTGTTGCGATTTCATCGCTCATTATATTTCTCCAAGAGTCCGTAAAAAATGGTTGCTCTCATCAATAGATTAGGCTGTTCCCTAGATGGCTGGAGGTTGCCCCATTGTCTCTGCACCAAGTTCAGGTTGAGGAGGTAACGGCATCCCCTGAGGAGCCATATCGCCCTCAGGTGCGCCCATAGGCGCACCAGCAGGCTGTTGCGGGGCAGCCATAAACTGTTCAGGTGACTTCACACCAAAACCAAACTGCAACACATGAGCAGCCAACTTGCGCATATCAATAACACCCAAACTTGCAAACGGTGCCATAGCATCAACCATCTGCAACGCCATTTGACGGCGGAACGACTCGTTTTGTGGCTGGGTAGAACCAGCCTCAACCTCAAAGTCAAAATCGCCCTCAAGATACTCACGGTCATAAGTAATCCAAACCTGCTCACCATTCTTGGCGGTGATACGGGCAACTTGTTCACCAGTCATAAACTGCTGTGTTAAAGCCACAAGCCGTCTAGCAACCTGTGCCACTGACTGTTCAACAGTAGCCAACTTGTCAGCCGTTCTAGCATTAGCCGCATCTTGTAGCAAGGACGACTCGGTAGCAGTACGGCGAATTTCCGTGCTAGCACCACGCATAAATTCTGACACACCAGAAATACGGTCAATATCACTAATAATCATATTGGACTGATTATAAAACTCTGGTGGTGTAATGGTCGCTGGCAAAGCCATCATTACATTCGGCAACGGTTCATCCGTAATAACAGGAACCATCACATTATCTTCCTCGGACTCCAAGGCGGTACGACCCAACTGGTCAAACGCCGATTCCTTGTATAGATATTTGCGTGCAAACCGTTTACGATGATTCATCATCTGTGTACGGGTTTCATTCAACTCTTTTTGTAGCGGTTCAATAGCCTCAAGTTCACCAATCGGATAAAAGGTGTCTGGCACATCATAATCACGCAACATAACAAACGGATGACCAAACGAATACGGCATCTTCATGGGTTTAACCAAAAACTGTTCACCGTCCTCAGCAAACACGCACATCGTTTTGTTGGCAATATCGTAATACTCCCAAATTTCTGCATAGCCAGCATTCTTGTCGTTTACTTTGCGGCGGCTAGGGTCATCCGAGTAGCGGCTAACAGCCATAACACTTACAGCCTCACGGGCTGTTTTGTTGTAGCGTTTATCTGACTTAACATCAGCCAAAGGACGGCGAATGCGTTGCGCAATCCAACGCATATCACTCATACTGGTTGCATCAGCATCAACAAACACATCCATTGGGGACACCCGTTCAGCAAACGGTGAGTCCTCTAAAATAACAGAATTAGTAGTAGATTCTCCACCTTCAATTGGGTCAGAAACATCGCCATCTTCTCCAATCATTTCCTCTTCAACAAAACGGTAACCAACCTTAATCCAGCCGTGACCATACATAATGAAATCTTTGACCGCACGGCGGAACTCCGTTTTAATATCACGATGCCTCCACCAATAGTTCACAACCGCTTCAGCAATAATCGCATTAGGAGCATTTTCAGGTTTAACCGCATTAACAACAATCTTTGGATAATTAATAGCGATACTAGGTGCAATAACATTGATAGTAGAAAACACAATGTTAATCAACAAACGGTCCTCGTCACTATAATGCTCATAATGACGACCTTTATACAGGTCAGTTAAACGCTTCCAAGTAGCGTCATAACCATCGTTCTTACGCCAACGCTTAGAGAACTCCAGTTTCTGTTTATATTGCTTAAGATACTCTGATGTTGGTTTCCGTGCCATTATTTGTCCTTACCTTTATGCCAGCCAATATGTTCATCTAACTTACTACCAACCTTGTCCACTTTGTTAGCAACCTGTTTTAACAAGTGTCTTGCTTCCGAATGTTGTTCAGTGTTTTCTTTTCGCATCATATTAATTAAAACCACCATTGGACCTGTAATTACAGCAACAACAATAGGGACAATGACGGCTTCCACAATTACATCCAGTTAGTTACAGGTTCAGCATTGATGCCGTGAATAGCGGCATCCTCAACTTGTTTCCGTTGCCGTTCACGAACCGTAGGACCATGAAAATCCTCTTTACCGTAAGTAAACCCCAAACGAACACTTTTTACATGGCAACTAAAGCAAACAGCCCCCCTGCGAGGCATTTCGTCAGCAATAAAGTTTTTTTGACACGATTCACACTGAATATCCATACAAACATACTGGTTCTGTTCCCAAAACTAGCGTAAAGCACCATCCCGAACATTATGAGCACCAATAGGCACCCTATTGGACGACTGATTACTCATCAAATGCTGCTCCCACCACAACAAACTATTCTTAGGAATAACAGAATTACCCCGATACTCAGGCAACCACACATACTTCAACATCTGATTAGCAATAGCCAAACTAATAGTACGGTCATCATAAGGACTACCAGCCATCTTGCCGTTCGTCTTACGAACAAAAGTTTTCAACTCAGCCACAGTCTTATCACAATAAACCTCTAAAGAACCAGTACGCAAAGCGCCAGCCAACTCGTCAATAGCCAACGGTTTACTAGCAACAGTTGTACGCCAACCCAAAGTATCCGTAGCCTGAGGCGTAACCTTAGATAAACGGCGCTGCTTATAAAGATTACGGTAACCCAAATTCTGTGCAGCCTTGAGGGTTGTTAAACCATGATTATTAGACTCAATACCCAACAACGCTGTGTTATACCACCAACCCATTTGAGCCAACATTTCACCAAAAATATCTGGCTCAACATGTCCATGCCAATGCGCCACAACATAACCATAAGTGGCATTAATAACATGAGCAGAACTATAGTCACCATGCTGCAAACCTTCCGCAACATCCGAACCAATCACATAAACAGCCTCAGGGTCAGGAAACTCCCAAACAGAAAAATTGCCGTTTTCCGTAGGACGAAACTCAACAACATTATTAGAATACGCATGCAAAAACCCGACCTCAGGTTCAACAGTTTCAAAAGTATTCAACAAATCTATATCAAAAACAGGGTTACCTGACTTAATAAACGCTTCCTCAGGGAAGCGTGGATACTCTTGATGCAACTGCCAAGAAACCATATTTTTTTCCTTGACCGCATACCAATCCTCATCACGGTCACCAGCCGACCAAGGAAAAAAGATACCAACAAACTGATTAGCGCCAGTCTGCGAACCAACCCACAAACTATGAAAAAAGTTGCCTGAACCGTTAGCGGTGGACAAACAAATAACACGACCACCAACATCCGCAATAGGTTCAATAGAAGCCCACGCCTCCTCAGGATTGGGCAAGAAAGCCATTTCGTCCACAATAACCAAATACACCGACTCACCACGAGCAGGGTCATTACCTGACGGCAAAGACTCAACAGCAGACTCATTATCAAACACCATCTTCAACTGATGCTC